AAAACCACCACCGACAACGGCACAGATGCTTTGCAGGTGGCGGGGAGTGTATCTATAAATAGCGGTTCAACCGTATATAGTACACTTTCTGTAAAATCAAATAATACATTGACATACGGAGGAATTAATGTATTTGCAAACGCTAATGATAGATTTATTTCAATGCAGCATGACGGAACAAGAGGTATTATTGAATCAAATAATGGTGGTTCTGGAATTATGACTCCAATAGTTATAAGAACTAATAACACAGACGCATTAACGATAGCGACTAATCAAGCAGCAACATTTTCTTCTTCTATTAGTGCAACAACAGCAAATTTTAGCGGAAAAATTACCAGTACATTAGGAAACAACAATACTGTGTTTGAAAACGCTTCTGCTACAACAGGTTGGGTTACAATGGTAAGGGCTGTTAATACTGGTGGGCTTATGGGGCTTGGGCTTGAAAATTCAACTGGGGGGAATAGAGCAATAGGAACATCAGCGTATGCGACTGTATTAAGCACATATACAAATACTCCTTTACAATTTGGAACAGACAATAACATAAGGCTAACAATTTCAGGTGCAGGCGCAGCCACATTTAGTTCAAGTGTGACGGCAAGTGGATTAAATTCAACAGGTGGTGGTAATCTTGCAACAAGCAGTGGAAATGTAATTATCGGTGGTACTACATCAATAGGCACTAAGCTTCAAGTAGAAGGAACTACATATAGTGCTGCATTATGGCTGAATATGCAAACTCAGAACGGTAACGCTACACTTAATACGGGCACATCATATTTGTATCAAGGAGGTGGCGGTCACACGTATACACTTCGTTCAGCAAGTAATTCAAATCAATTGTTCTTTATTAAGAATGATTCATCGTTCAGCCTGACTATTGCTGCAGCAAGCGGTGATGTGCTTTTGGATAATGCCGGTGGTTCACCAACATCAATTACCTTAGCTGCAAGAAAAGCAATTATTATTCAACAAAGCGGAGGAAACTTAAATATCATAATGGCAATTTATTAAACATGAAAACAATACAACCAATCCCTATATGGGACAACGGACAGACATTAGATGGCAAGATTTTTAATACTTACGCCATCAACGTAACGCTTAACAACAGCGCTACTTTTTACTATGCTATTTTCAGTCAGAATGAAGATGGTAATTTAGGAAAGACAATTGCTCAAGGAAACTTGTACATGGATACAGCAGCCTACGAGAAGTGGACTGATAGTGATGAGTATGCATGGGAGTGGGCAGCAGATCAGCTAGGTCTAACACTGGTTTGAGTAAAATTATCTAAAAACCCTATATATAGGAAACACGAAAGCACATGAAATTGAAATTGCATGAGGTAGTAGCACTACACTATGAACTGAACGGGATCACAAAGCAAAAGAAAGATGGCACATCAGATGTCATCAGTCATGGTTTATTGAAGCAGAAAACCAGCATGAAAGTCAAACTATATCTGCAGCGTTTAAATGCTGTAGTGAGTGAGGAGTTCAAGCTGTACAGCGAAGCAGAGCAGGAGTTATTTAAAAAGTATGGTGAGCAGGATGGGGAGATGATTGTAGTGAGCCAGGAGAAATTTGCTGACTTTGCCAAAGAGAAAGAGGAGTTGCTGACTGCTGAAAAAGAAATTGATGTGAAAAATCTTTGGTCTAGTGATTTGACCATTGACAATCTAGCATCTATTGAGACTGATGAAATCTATCCTGTATTTTTAAAATTGATAGATAACTAGGAAATGACAGCAAACATTGCAGTATTTATGGCAGGACAAGCCATCATGATCATTATAGGATTGATCAGTATTTATGTGAAAGTGAGTTTAAAGCTGAAAGAGCTAGAGGTCAGGGTGAGCATGGTAGAAAAGCAGGATGATATTATTGCGAAAAAGCTGGACAATATTCTGCACACTATAAACAAACTAGCCATTGCACTGCAAAACAAACAGGACAGAGAATGAGACTATTGATTGCTTTGATATTGTTAGCATCCTGCTCAGTGAGTAAGACTGCCATCAAAGACAAAAAAGACAGCACATCTGTATCAAAGTCAAAGCAGACCATCTCAGTAGATAGCATCTACACATCCACAAAAAAAGAAATTGAAATAGCTGACCTGGTGGTGGTGTTTAAAGACTCTGCCACTGGGTTTTTTCATTGGTCAGGGGATAGCATTTCCATCCCTGCATCTGCCATCAAAGAGGTAAGGCAGAAAAAAAGTAAGTCTACACAAAAGCATGACACCGGATCACTGAAAAAAGAGGTGGTCAGTAGGAATGAAACAAAGACAAAAGTTTCATCAAAGTTGAAAAATTCCACCAAAGAGAAGCAATATCCAATGTTATGGTGGATAATTCCGACAATTTTAGCTGTTCTGCTATATATGAGCAGAAAATACATTCGTGAGTTTTTTTAAGCACCTTTTATCTGATGATGGGATTGTGAGCAGCAAAAGGTTTGCAGGGATTGCATCCTTTCTAAATGCTGTGATACTAGGCTATCTGCCAAACACCAAAGAGTTTGTCTTTGATGGATTTCTGCTATTCTCAGCAGGGGTGCTAGGAGTGACCATATTTGAAAAAAAGACAAAGCATGAAAGACCAAAAGACACTGGAGAGAATACAGCTACTACATCCCAAAGTGAGGGAGGAGGTACTGGACATCTATGAGGAGATTGTGGCAGCATTAACAGGCAGAGCCATTTGCCGGTTTAGCTACACACTGAGAACATTTGCAGAGCAGGATGCACTATTTGCACAAGGCAGGACAAAGCCTGGTAAAAGAGTGACCAATGCAAAAGGAGGGCAGTCATACCACAATTATGGACTAGCAGTGGACATTGTGCTGTTAGTGGATAGAGATGGCAATGGCACATTTGAGTCTGCTGCATGGGACACAAAAACAGATTTTGATGGAGACAAAGTCTCTGACTGGATGGAGGTGGTGAACATATTTAAGAGATACGGATGGACATGGGGCGGTGATTGGCGGTTTGTTGATCCACCACATTTTGAAAAGACTTTTGGTAAGTCAGTGAATGAATTGGCAGCACTGCACAGAGCAGGAAAAGTAGACAAAAACGGATTTGTATTGATATAGTGATTTAGGAGTGAGGAGGGAGAGACATTAACCTATTAAAAACATGCCAGCAACAGGCAAAAAAGAAATTGCACAAAGGTATCATGACAGATTTCCAGGTACACCGACACTGACACTAGCCCGGAAAATGTACAAAGAAAATAACCTACTATTCAAAGACCTGGATGATGCCAGGAATATAATCCGGTATGTCAGAGGGCAGCATGGCGAAAAAAGTAGAAAAAAAACAGGACATAAAAAGGAGGATTTAAAATATAACTACAATCCATTCAAGCTGCCTGAGAGCAGTGCAGAGCCTAGACAGCCATTTCATCTGCCACTGGCTTGCAATAACATCCTGATGATTTCAGACCTGCACATCCCATATCATGATGTGGCAGCAGTATCTGCAGCATTCCAGTATGGGCTAGACCATAATGTCAATACCATTTTCATCAATGGTGATTTGATGGATTTCTGTCTCATCAGCCGGTTTGAAAAGAATCCAGCCAAAAGGTCTGTAAAGTTTGAGATAGACACTGCAAAGGTTTTCCTAGATGCTATGAGGGAGGTATTCCCTACACAGCAGATTTATTTTCTCAAAGGCAATCATGATGTGAGGCTGGAGTTATATCTGAGAGTGAAAGCACCTGAGATACTGGACATGGAGGAGTTTAGAATGGAGAGCCTGCTGAACTTTAACAAATACCAAATCAAAAGCATTGAGGACAATGTGCTGGTAAAAGCAGGACATCTATCCATCACACATGGGCATCATGTCATGAGAGGCTTTTTTGCTCCAGTGAACAGTGCTAGGGGTGTGTATATGAAAGCAAAGCAGTCCACTATCATAGGTCATGTGCATAAGGTGTCAGAGCATACTGAGACTAACATGGATGGAGAAATGACCACTACCTGGTCTACTGGATGCCTATCTGAATTGAAACCGGAATACAGCCCATTGGTGTCAAACTATGCTCATGGCTTTGCTCATATCCGGGTGCATCCTGACAAATCATATAGTGTGTACAATAAAAGAATACTAAATGGACAAATCCTGTAAAGCATCAGAGACTCAGGTGGGAGGTGGTCACTATTCAAAGTATGCCATCCAGCCTACAGAGTTTATATTCAGAAACAATGTGCCATTCATTGAGGGAAACATCATCAAATATGTACTGAGGCACAGAGACAAAAATGGGGTGGAGGACTTAAAAAAGGCAAAACACTATCTAGATTTACTAATTGAGTTTGAATATGACAGAGCAGGAACTGGTAAAGAAACTACAGGAGACATACCAAATCATTGATGAGATTAAAAGACAGCTAGCAATAATCAGAGGATGCAAACGATAAAGATTTTTAGTCAGGGTAAGGTTTTGAGCCAAAAGCTATATGAGGAGGTGATGGCACTGGATGCTAGAGTCTTTCCGGGATGCAACAATGAGTTCAAAGAAAACAGAGACTGGTGGGTGATTTGTGCAGGAAACCGGATCATAGCATACTGTGGCAGTCTGTATAGCCAGGGAGTCTGCATCTTTGTGAGGGCATGGGTGCATGCTGACTACAGAGGGCAGGGGCTGCAAAGGAAGATGATCCAGGTCAGGCTGAGGGCAGCAAAGGGATGCAGTGCAGTCATCACCTACACTACTGCTGACAATTATCCATCTGCCAATAATTTGATAAAAAAGGGGTTTTTGCTATATATGCCTGAGTATGCCTATGCAGGCAGAGAGATGATGTACTTTAAAAAAAGTTTGTAGTTTTTTCATAGTGTGATAAGCCTGCTGTTTCTACAGTGGGCTTTTTTCGTTTATGCATGACCGTTAAAATAAATTTGGTCAGTAAAAGATATTGTACTACTTTTGAAATCTAAACATAACACTATGATAAATCTCAAATGGCAAGATGCACAAATAGGTGACTGTGCTAGAGTCACAAATTTAAATGTGACAGGATTGATCACTTTTTTCTATGGCAGGAAATTCAATCTAAAATTCATTGATGGCACAGAAAAAACCTTTGATAAAAATGAACTTGAATTTTTTAAAAACTAAACATATGAAAGACATTAAACCATCAACCGCAATTATTGCAATAATCGTATGCCTGTTTATAGCGGGTTATATTCAAAACTTATAACTATGTTAGTCTACATCCTCTTAGCCGTATATCTTATCTGTTTGTATTTTGCCTATAAAGGAGCAGCAGAAATGGAAGATCAGTAATTCAATCAAAAAAAACACACTATGACAGCCGAAGAAAAACAACTAAACAGACTTGTATTTATCCTATCCATTGCCATACTGGGCAGCATGATTTTTTGCCTAGTTGCCTGGTTCACAGTCCAGCAAAACCATTCCAGGATAGAGCATATCAACAGTGAATCACCTTTAAATTATTAAACATGAGCAAAGCAAAAGCGGTGGAATTCCCTGAGTCATGCTATAAAATGCACATCATTCAGTTTAATTGGGGGAATAGCATAGAGCATCACTATAGACCTGGTCACTTTGTTAATACAATTTGTGAGGAGGATGTAGCTGGAGTCTTTATAGTAACACCTGCCACCAATACACTAGAGGAAAGGATGCTGCTCAGAGCCGGCAAAACCATAGAAAGATGGAGGACACCGGATGGCAATGTACATCAATTTATTTTTCAAACACCAAATGATTAACCTATGTCAGATAGTATAAATATATCAGTAGAAACACAGGCTGAAATTGTAAGGCAAAGACTAGTTTATCATTTTGCAAAAATTGGTGGTGGATGGATGATAGATGGGATGAATGCCCCATTCATGAATGAGTTTCTAAATGAGGTCAACACATTAGTTAAATTATGTAAAGAAAAAAATCAAACCTATGCAAGAGTGCCAGCCCAATAAGCATAAAGCTAGAGACAACAAACTGGGCATCACCTGGTGTGTGTTATGTGGCAGGCTTTTCACAAAGCCATCCGGCAAACCATTAAAAGAATCAGATAAAATAATAACCTATGCAAGTAAGACTATCACCAATGCCTAAAGGCAAAGGATCAAAAGGACTGACCAAAACACAAAGAGAGTACATAGATGAACACTGGGAATATGAAAACATCACCAGGATGGCAAAAATGCTCAATATCCCATTTATAGACATCCAGGTATATTGTATGCAGAAAGGCTATCAGCCACCAAAACATATCAAGGCAAAGCCAAAAAAAGCAGCAAAAAATGATACCTTTGATATAGACCAATATAACCCAGCCACAATATGACTAGAGAGGAGTTTTTCAAAATAGTGCCAGCAAGGCAGTTTTTCACTAAATATTGCACAGGAATCACAAACTACTATCACAAGCTGAGAGGGTTTGATGGCAACAAAAAGCCTATTGATTTCACTGATGAGGACAAGAAACAAATGCAGAAATGTGCTGCCAAACTTGGCAAAGATTTGGCAAATGTAAAATTTTAACACACAAAAAAGTTTAAAAAAAGTTTTGATTTTTTTGGTAGTATAAAATATTTTACTAATTTAGCTATGTGATACAAAACACACACACTATGAAACTATTTGAAATCACTGACTACAACAAGGACAATAAAGTCCTGACTGTAGATTTAAACACCGGCAACAGATGCCACATCCCTTTATTAAATTTTGAGACCTGGCTTATCAGGTCTGAGAGACTGCAGTGGATAGCTGACTATCCTGACCACAATGGAGAGCATGTGCAGGAGGCAGGTATCATGTCACTGGATCAGTATTGGGAGATGAGTCACCATTTTATTCATGCAGACATCTATGATTTCATTGTCATTCACTTTGTGGATGCCAGCAAATCAATTCAACAATCACTCAAAAAAATCACAGAGAACTATGGAAAAACTACCAACGTGGTGTGAACTACTACCACACGAAAGACACAAACTGCTAGGAGAGTTAGTAGATGCAATGATCTACAGCCCGGTGGCAGTGATGACCATCAAAAATGTACTAAAGGGATTTAAGAAATCCGGATTTGTCAAATCAGTCATTTTACCAGAAAATTTTAATCATGAAACAAACATCACAGAAAATGAGCCTAGATATTAAAAAGAAAGATGAGCAAGTGGTCTCAGCCATCATCCTAAATGGAGACCTGTCAAAACTATCTGCACCACAGAAAGTCCAGTACTACAATGGCTACTGTGAGAGAATAGGGCTTGATCCGTTTACAAAGCCATTTGAACTATTGAGACTAAATGGGAAAGAGGTACTATACTGTACCAGGTCAGGCACACAGCAACTGAACAAAATCCACAGTGTATCACATCAAATCACATCTAGGGAGTTGATAGAGGCTGCTGGTGTGTACCAGGTGACATCAAAGGCATCTTTGCCGGATGGCAGATTTACTGAGTCTATTGGTGCTGTGGCAATCTCAAATCTTAAGGGTGATGCCTATGCCAATGCTATCATGAAAGCTGAGACAAAGGCAAAGCGGAGGTCTACACTAGACCTGCTAGGGCTGGGTGTATTGGATGAGTCAGAGATTGAAGCCATCCCAAATGCACAGGTGGTCACAGTAGATGCTGAGGAGGTTAAGCCAACAGAGCCGGCAATCCCTGAGCCTACAGAGGTGGATTTGCTTTGCCGGAAACAGTATGAGACACCTGATGACCTGCTGATGGTGCTGGACTCCTGTGAGACTGTAGGTCAGTTGAATACACTGTACCACATGAACAGCAAACTAGTAGAGGAAAACAATATCAAATCAAACTTTACAACTAAAAAAAATGCAATCAAATCAACTAATTAAACTAGATGAGATCAAGGTGGGGGATATTGCTCCCACCAAATTCGGACTAGACTTGATGGCTGAGGCAGTAGCTGAACAGGTCAAAGATGGTCACATCAATCCATTGGATGCTGCTATCAGGCTGGGTGCTATGGAGCAACTGGTCAAGCTGGTCAAAGAGAAAATCAGTGATGACATCCTGGATGAGTTAGGAAAGCATCCAAAGATGAAAGCTGAAATCAATGGTGTCCAGGTGGCAGAGTTCAGTAGTGTGAAATATGACTACAGTCATCTGCCTGAGTGGTCTGAACTGGATCAGCAGATAGCAGCACTGACAGAGAAAAGGAAAGAGATTGAGGAGCATCAAAAGAAATTCTACAGAGGTGATTTGCCAGTCAAATCAGCATCTACATCTTATAAACTAGTAATCCCAAAATAAAATGGCAGAAAACCAAAAAATCCGTTTAGGGAACGGTAAAAAGAAAAACCCTACCTGGTTAAAGGCATCTATCTGTATTGATGATGCACTACAGCATGCTTTTGAGTACAATGGCAAAAAGTACATCAAAGTAGACATCAATGTATTTGACCAGTTAAATAAGTATGGCAAAGATGTGTCCATCACTTTGGACACCTACAAGCCTGAGCAAAATCAGCAATCAAATGTACCAGCACCAAAGTCTGCACCACAGGCAGTGAGTGATGCTGAGGTATTAGATGAATTGCCATTTTAATTTAAACAGCCCGGTGCAATGCACTGGGCTTTAATTATTTACACTATGCCTAGAGTATACGGAGTATTAAAGGAGCATGATGTCATAGGTGAGATATTCCTGCTCAAAAACAATAAAGTGATCCGGCAAAAAAAGTTTTTTAAAAGGTATGACAGAAAGCAGCTAATGAATGAATACATGAGCATCTGCAAACTGAATACTAAAAATTCATATTCAATAGACATTAAACTAGACATCTGATGCCAATTATTTCAACCACAAAGGACAAAAACAGAAATTCATTTCCAAAGCTGATGATTTCTGAGGACACACAAACCATAGTTTTATTTAATGAGGAGCAAATAGGAGTGGTGGTGCATCCTGGCACTAGCACTGACTATATTGGTCAAGTCAGAGAGACATGGGATATGGACTTTTTCCATGACTACAACCAACCTATCACACTACAAAATTCCTAAAAAATGAGTATCAAAATTAATGTTGGCGAACAAAAAACGAAAATTGAAAAACCATTCCCGAAACTGATGATCAATGTACAGTTTAAATTTATCCTGCTTATGCAAGATTATAAAAATGGTACTGTTTTGTACGATCCAAGTAAACACTATAAAATAGGAGAGTTTAGTAAATACTGGATTGAAGATCAGCTAATAGATTTCAATGATCCTATCACACTACAAAACGACTAATTATGTACGACAGACAGACCAGCCTACCTGCTTACCAGGAGGCAAAAGAAAACATCAAAACAAAGCAGCAAACTGTCCTGGATGCCATCATCTGTCTAGGAGTATGCTGTGATCATCAGATAGCTGAATATCTAGGATGGGCTATCAACCGGGTGACACCTAGACGGAAAGAGTTAGTAGAAGCAGGCAGGGTAGAATGTGCCTACAAAGGAAAAGATTTTGAGACTGGAAGGACAGTAAATTTTT